GTATAAAATTCAATTTCTTTCTTTAATTTTTTGGTATTGTTCTCCAACTTAACTTCAATCTGAAATAGCTTTTTGTTTTTAGATTCGACATTATTTTTATCGGATACTTTTGATAATAAAACATCAATGTGTTTTTGTATCAGAGTAATATCATTTGTGGTCTTTTCAATGAATTCACGGTTCTTTTCAAATTCCTCATTCTTCTTTTCGGCTTCTGATAGGCGATTCTTTTTATTTTCTTCAATATTTTGTTTTTGCAGATTTATCTTTTCCGCTGTCAGATTCATATTGTATTCATTATCTTTCTGTGAGTCTTTCACTGAAGAGAGTTTATTTTTTACAATCGTATTCATCGAAGAGAAGATTTCAATATCTAATAAATCTTCAATGATCGTTCTTCTGTCCGCTGGAGATAGTTGCATAAAAGGTACAAATGATGCGGAACCCAAAATAACAATTTGAGTAAACGCTTTCATGTTCCATTTGAGAATAAATTTTTCTAAATGATCTTGATAGTCCTTTGCCTTTGCGTCTTGATTTACCAGAATAGAGTCACAATAAATTTCAAATAGATTAGGTTTTATTCCACGAACAATTTTGTATTGTTTTTTTCCTATTTTGAACTCAACCTCAACCACACAGTTTGCATTATTGATTGAGTTTATTAATTGTGGTTTATTAATTTTCCTAAAAGGTTTACCAAAAAGCCCAAACGTTAATGCATCTAAAATAGTAGATTTGCCCGCTCCGTTTTGACCAATGATGAGTGTATTAGTTGATCGTGTTAGATCAATTTCAGTATAAGCGTTACCGGTGGAAAGAAAATTTTTCCACCTACATTTTTGAAAAATAATCATTATCTAAACTTTGGACCATTAACCCAAGTCACGAGAGTTTTTCTTATACCGTTTGTAATGGGTGTTACTCTATGTAATAGAAAAGAGGGAAGTAATAATACATGCCCTTTATTCATATGCACTTTGACGGGCAATCGTTCTTCTGATAAATTTACTTGAAAATCACCTCCCTCGAAATCTACTCCTTGTTGGTTTAACATCAATACAATCGTCATCTTTCTAAAGTGTTCATTGATCCTATAATCAATTTGTTGCGGAGAATTCATAGCAATGTCCATGTGAAAATTATGTTTTCCTGTTACATCGTATTCCGCATATTGAAAATAATCATATCCAGTAAGATCAAATCCGAATAACGTATCGTTATAATAACCAATCATATTATTGAATTTATCATAAATCCATTGCGTTGTTCCGTCAGGCTGATTTATAAAAGCCGTTTTGGCTTTTCTTGTACTATAGATATCATTTCCAGAAAATAGTCCACCTTCACCTAGCCCTAGAGTACCACAAATTGCACAAATAGCATCACATTCTCCAGGAGAAAAAAATCCTGTGTCTACATGCATACTTGGTAAAAATAAAAGTTTATCTAAAGATTTATTAACCAACCTTGTAACATGGCTCATACATTTTCCTCATTCAATGCTTCGACATAAACTTCTCTAAATAGAGATTTGAGTTTAGCTTTATCTAAATCAGTTGTCAAGTTATCAACATATTTACTTAGTATTGTTATTGTGTCTTCTGCTTGATCAATATCTTCTTCTGAAATATCCTCTATCTCGGTAAAATCTTCAGCAATAGTAATGTCAATTGGATTGACTTGATATAATTTATTGATATACATGTCAAATAGGTATGGATTTGTTTTATTTACCACAACCACTTTGACATAAACAGAGGAAAATATTTTTAAATCCTGTTCTTGAATTACTTGAATATCATTTTGTTTGTCATCATAAATGATTTTATGAAACATTTTATAGGGATTTTTAAGAAATTGTAAATCATGAGTCTTCAAATCGAATATATGAAAGCCTCTAGGATCATCGTAATCTTGCCATGTTAATTCATATGGATTTCCAAGATAGTGGATATTTTCTCTAGAAGATTTATGGTGATAATGCCCCGAGAACACCATGTCAAATTTTTTAAAAATCTCGGAATTTAACCCTTCTTCCGATGGTGCACCTCTGTACATCTGAAACCCTTGAATTTCAAAATGTCCCATGCAGACAGTTGCATCCGTATTTTTAATTTCATTCATCGAAACAACGTAATTATCGGAACAAATCCATGGCACCATACAAATTTTCACACCATCGACCTCAATAGTTTGCGGGTCATTTATAACAGTGATGTTGTCATACTCATTCAACATGAGTTCTGGTGAATTAACGTCATTTGTATTTTTATAATAGGTATCATGGTTACCGACCAACATGTAAACTTTTATGTCTCTAGCTTTAAGTCTATCAAAAAACATACGCTTTGCCCTCTGCAAAGAGTAAAAATTGACATACTTTCTTCGATCAAAAGTATCACCTAAAATTAAAACATGATCAATATTATGGTCATCTATTTCTGGAAAAAATAGATTATAAAATTTTTCATAGTAGTCTAAGAAATGTAAAGAGTCATTTCTTGCACCAAAATGTTGGTCGGTAATTAATGCTATTTTCATCACTTTTCGCTGTATAATTTTATGTCGTATAGTTCTTTAAGTTCTATAGGTTTTATAGTATCAAGCGTCGGTATCACCGATATACTATTCATGTTCATATTAGCAATTCTAGTTCTCAACTCTGTTGAGCTAAAACTATGACGGCGAGAATTATAATAAATTGGAATCGTTAATGCTTTACCAGTAAAATCTTTATTGCGGTATTCTTCTCCGATGATTCTAACATCAATTGAGTAAGAAGTCAAGATATCCATCAAATCTTTTTCGGTAGAATATGGAATTATTTCATCTACATATTTGCATGCTTCAAGTTGTATGAATCTCTCTAGAACCGATTGTATTGGTTTATTTTTTCCGGCTCTATCTAACGTTGGATCTGTCTGTAACCCAACAACAAGCCAATCACATTGGGTCTTTGCCTCTTTCAACATCATTACATGCCCAGCGTGAAACAAATCAAAACATGAACAAGTAAAACCCACTTTCATATCATCTTTCATAATTTACTCCTCTAAAAACTTTTCAACACCTTTTTCCTTTTTGGCAGCTTTCTTTTTCTTTTTAGTTTCCTCAAATGTCTCTATGAATTCCGATATATTGTCATATAACTCAAATGGTTTCGAATTAATTTCATCAAACCCCATCAACTCCGGTTCATCAAAGATACCAAATTGTTCGGTTGATTTATATTTGACGTACATCTGCTTCTTTTCTTTTTGAATTCTTCGCAGAAATGCAAAGTAAATGATTTGTGTGAAATATGCAAAAGCATTGTTGGACTTTAAAGGATCAAAATTTTCAAAATACATTATACAATTTTCGATACCATCGGCAACCATTTCATCTCGATAGGTATAATTGATAAAATTTGGTCGATGGGATAACCCTTCCGCAATTTTCATGAAACACTCACCAATGTAATTTGGTATCAGAGGTTTAGGAAGGTTTTCTGTTTTTGCTTTTTCAACAGATGCTTTATAGTCTACCAATGCTTTGCAAAAATCGGCATTGTTTATGTAATGAGGTTTTTTGGTATTCATGTGTTTATTCACCATAATATGTATTGATTTCCACTTGACAAAGGTCTATACTCCACTATGTACCCTCTGCATGTTAATTAATAAATCTAGATTCCGGAACCTGTAGTGCTTCAAGTAATAATTTAAGTTTATCTTCTTCGGTACCATCTTCCAAAATATCTAATTTATCACCTTTTACTTCTTTAGTCTTTTCTAAAGAACTTAAAGCATTTTCATAATATTCTTTAAAGTCATCCGAAGGTTCCATAATAGCTATGATTTTATCTTTAGCAATTATTGCTAATCCATCTTTAATTACAGGTTCAGGTAACCAATAGTCCATAGAAATATTATGTAATCCGTTTTTATCAACTTTCAAAAAGAATTGAAAAGCCTGCCTTACTAATAATTTATTATCAACATCTTCTGTGAATCCGATAATCTCATCTCCGTTGTATAACTTAATTACTTGGATTGTTTCCATTTTTGAGTCCTATTTTGTAAAGTTTGTAGACAAACTTCTCTTCATTATATAGTTTGGTTCGTTCCACAAAATGTTTGAGCGTATAATTCATATGATTTTTGTATCTCAAGTCATCAGCAATATCGTATAATATGGCCTTTTCTTTATTATCACCAAGTCTAAGTGCCCTTCCGATTGACTGGAGATTACGAATTCTTGATTTTGATGGAGAAGCAAAAATTACATTATGCAAATTTCTAATATTAATACCGGTAGAAAAGGTGCCATATGAAGCAATGATGATTGCATTTTCTTCTTTTTCTGTTATACTGCGGACACTTTCACGAGTTTCAACATCAGTTTTACCGTAAATAAAAAATACTTTACGTTCTCCTATACTTTTTGTATTGGAGACCATATCGTATAGAATTTTGCCATGTTTGTCAACAAATTGATACAGTATCAGACTATTACCTTTTAAAGATACCACAAGATTTCGAATAAATTTATTTCGAGTTTCATTGAGTATTAAATATTCAATCTCTTCCTGATATGTAGCTTTTTTTAGAGCTTCACATTTTTCATCAGAGTGTTTAAGTACAAGACATTTGATTTCGAAATCAGCCAGACGATTTTTAGACATTAACTCTTTTGTTGTTGCTACTCTTTCTGCAAGCCCAAAGAGACCTTCTAATACAAGTTTATGAGTTTTCGTTCCATCTAAGCTGCCTGTCAACCCTATTCTATATCGAGCATTGATACATTGTGTCAGTATAGAGGTGAGTGATTGAGACTTGAATAAATGTGCTTCATCACCGATAACAAAATCGAATTGTTCAAAATATTCTTTGGGAAATTTGTATATTGATTGCCATGTCGTAATGACAAGAGGTAAATCTGTTACCTTTTCTTTACCTTGATAGATTCTGTGTACATTATTTGCTGCACTCCAGCCATTTTCTGTAGAATAATCAACAAAGTCTGAGTATAGCTGTTCAACAAGAGATGTTCTAGGAACTATAATCAAACCTTTTTTGCAATGATAATCGAGCAGTTGTCGAACTATCATATACATGATAAGAGATTTGCCTGATGCGGTTGGAGATAGTATAAGGCACCTGCGATTCCTCATCGAATGAAGGAACGCATCTTTTTGATGTTTGTCTATTGTGAGTTTCTTATTATTAGAATGAGGATTTAATTCTGCGAAAAACTTTTCCGCTAGATGTTCTGAGAAATCGTCTGTTAGATCAGGTCTTGGGTCTGCATATTCTACTGTGTAATTTCTTTCTGATGCAAAAGTTTCAACTAGAGAATACAGCCCGTGATATAATAACTTTGTGTCTATGTGATAAAGATATATTTTTCCATTCCAGATTTTATTTCTGTACGCTGGAATAAATTGAAACCCTGGCACATAGAATGAAAAATAATCTGATAGTTCTTGAGCCGTGCTTCTATCACAATCTATTTTTACATATGCTTCATTGCTTTTTCTTATAACTAATTTAGTTTCCACCTATAAATCTTTCCCATGAAATATAATCTCTAAGCTGAAATGTCCTGCTTTTCAGTTCTTGTAGAATAGATTCACAAACTGCAATAGCTTCATCATGATGCATTTTCTTTTCCAGCAAGCGAATCAAATCTTTATCTGATTCTATATATCTTTCGATTCCCTGCTTGGTTTTGATGTTAAGAAGAAAGGGCTCCCATTGATATTCATCCAATTCTTCCTGTGAAAGGCTACCGTTATAATATTCTTCTTTAACTTTTCTGAGCTTTGAATATTCAAAATTGATACGCTTGTTCGCCAGTCGATGTTTGACAAGAATCTTTAGGTACTTATTGTGAAGCGTTGGTATTTTTAGAAGCTCTTTACCTGGCTCAGTTGAGTCGATAACCGAATCTTCGTCCCAATATTTGATAATTTGTTCAAGAGTTTCCATAATAAATCCATTTATAAACCTTTATTATATCATCAAATTCTTTCAATGTCAAAGTAATTAAAACGGAAACTTGCTGTTGAAGATAAGTGATCATCAGCGGAAAGAGTGGTATCGAACTCAATATCACCGAGAGAAAGGGGGAATATATCCATAAATTTAATTCTAAATTTTGGATTGTTTTGATTGGAATACACAGTAAGTATTGCTTGGCATCTTGGTTTTGTTCTGTACTGTTGATCTGTTGTTATGCCACGAATCCAATCGTGTATGTATAGCCAAGCAGAAAGATCCTCATTTACTAAAAATTCAATATCAAAAGTACCATAAGTCATTTTGGTACCTGGCACAAAAAGGTCCAAATTAGGCGTGACTTGAGGAAGTTCTGTTACTTGTACACCAGGAAGATTTACTTTCTGACAAAAGTAAATGGTATCAGATATTTCTGGAAAACTAACAGAATATTTGGTAGGTTGTAATAGATTGGTGTTTTTTGGTTTGGTAATTAGACCACTCATATTTTTCTCCTTATTCCTTATTTAGGAATAAAAAAAGAGGAGCCCGAAGGCTCCTCTGAAAGACCACTCTTAGACGGTGGCTTTATCTGTACTACAATTACATTAAATTGGCTACTCTAAAAATACGGTAGTATGTGTTGCGCTTCGAGTAAAGCTGACCCAGATCGGCGTTTGGACCGCCTGCAAATGGGTTTGCAACCATGCCGTAACGAGTCTTGAATCCAATCTTTGGCTGGAATGTGTACTGATCAACTGCACGAACCATCTGGAGAGGAACGTATGGGCAGTAGAACAGACCAGCGTCATAAGGTGAAGAACCCTTATAACCGATTGTGACAAGCTCTTGATTGCTTGTGTAGCCGCCGAAGTATGGATCGATATAGACCTTGATACGTCCATGCAGCAGACCAGCAAATGTGTTACCAGTGTCATCAACTTGCAGATCAGCAGACAGAGCAGGTGTATACTGAAGAACACCAGCCATGGCCATTGCGGAAGCAACGTCTGAAGAAACAATCAGAACGTTACCTTTGCCACGACGAGTCTCTTTAGCAATAACGTTAGCATCACGTTCGATCTGGAAAATCAGACCCTTGAAACGCTCAACTGACCAACGGCCATTTGAATCGGTATCAAGGTCGAAAATACCAGCAGTTGTTGTACCATACTGAGCACCGTTTTTAGCAACAGTGTAGATTGTACGAATAACTTCACGGTTGATTTCTGCGAGAATTTCTGTTGACAGAATGTTTGACAGTTCTGTCTCAGCATCCAGACCATGAATTGCTTTCAGGTCCTGTGCAAGTTCTAACGAATATTCAGCTTTCAGCGCACGGCTTTGTGCAGTAACAGTAACTTTCTCGATTGAGAATGCCATCTGACCAAATGCTGTGTTGGTATCCGAACCCATGAATTCAGCAGTAGCAGTTGGCATACCAATACCAGTTGTAAATGTATTGGCTGTTGTGAAACCATTACCAACTGGATTGGTGAGTGTGTCACCAGTTGTATTGTTAGCAAAACCAAAACGATTTGTGCTTGAACCAATACCAGAGAACTGTGTATTAGCTTCATTAAAGAAAGCCTCAGTTCCGGAAGCCATATTTTCACCATAGCGTGCGCGCATTGCGAAAATCAAGCCTGTTGGTCCAGTCATTGGCTGAACGCCAGCAACGTCATAAGCAATCAGGTTTGGAAGAGCACGGCGAACCAAGCTGATCAGAATTGGATCAAAGTTCTGAACACCAGCGCCAGTAACGTTTGTTGGACCAGGAACGGCTTCTGTTAGAAGCCCCATTTGTGCGCGATCAGATGCCATGGCTTGAGACTGATTCTCAAGAACCATTGCTGTGACGGCCTTACGATATGGATCCTTGATGGATTCCAGTTCTGGATGCTCAAGAACTGGCTTCCATTTGCTTTGAAGTTCTTCAGATAGATACATTTAAATAACTCCTATAAAGTGTTAATATGGTATTTATTTTAATACCGATTTAGAGATTGTTTTTGCTACGGCGTCTACGAGAGGATCAGCCGAAACTTTTGTTGGCTTATCTTCTGGAATTTCGACACCTTCTTCTAGGGCAGACTTTTCAGCAGCTTTAACAGTAGAGGAAGCATATGCTTCTTTCAATGTGTTAAGTTTTTCTGTGAAATCTTCCTCAGAAGTAAACTCGACACTCTCTGCGAGTGATTTAAGTTTTTCTACCTGAGTCTGCGTTAGGCCTTCGCAAACTGCTTGCACGGCCTGAATTTTTTTGTATTCATTAAGTTCTTTCACTAACTCAATTGATGTATGAATTTGTTCGTTAAGTTCACTTTCAAGTTCTTCAACTTTACCAGCTAACTCTTCGACAGCATCAACTTTTTCTTCTGGAAGATCGATATAGTGTTCAGTAAACAGATTGTGTAAACCAACCATAAAATCTTCAACGATTTCTGACTTGAGCCCAGATTCGATTGCCAGTTGGTTTTCTTCCATCCATTCTTGAACAACATAGTTCATGTAATCATCGATCTTAGCAGCAAAATCTTCTTTGAGTTCTGCAATTGCTGCATCGAATTGCTGTTCATATTCAGCTTCGATTTCTTCAACAATTGATTCAACGCGAGACATAACTGCTGCTTCAAAAATTGTGGTAGCTTTTTGAACGAACTCTTCTGACAGGCTTTCACCTTGCATGAGTGCATCAATGTCTTCTTTCATTGATGTTTTCTTAACCATTTTCTTGATGAGAGCTTTATCTTCTTTCTCATCTTCGTGACCTTCTTCTTTATCTTCGGCTTCAACAACCATGTCTTCATCCTCTTCTACTTCTTCACCATAAGTTTCAAATGTTGCGCCTTTGTTTTTGTCCATCATTTGACGCCCTGGTTTACCTTCTGGATGCTCAACAGAACCAGCCTCAGCAGGTTGACCTTTATATTTCTTCATTGGCTCAGCACCAACAGGTGGTGTTGCGCCAGGTGGTGTTGCTGTTGCGACACCTTTAGTTGCATCTGGACCTGCATCAGTTGTTTTTGTAACTTCTGTACCAATGTCACCAACTTCTTTTTGCCCAGCAACGACAGATGTAGGAAGGCGTGATGGTCTTTCTTGTTTTGCTCTTGCTGTGCTGATACTTTTATTCAGAACATCAGCGGCAGCTTCAGATAAATTGAACTTCTTAACCATTTAAAAATCTCCTTGGTTTTGTATTTGGAATATTTATAATATTATAATTTTTTAATGAAGTTTTCGAAGATTTGTAGACTTACTTGTTCTATTTGTTTTCTTGAAGCTTTTTTGATTTGCTGCTTTGCTTCTTGAAGATGAACTTCAGTCCATTTACCATCTACTAACATCCATTCAGCATTTTCCATAATGCCCTGTACAAAAGCTCCAGGAGCAGAAGGGTCAGCCACAATATCTGCCGCTGTGGCAAGATAAAAATCTGGTTGTACAATATTAACACCATTAATCATTTTAAGTGACCCCATGCCTCTTGATGAAACACCAAGACATGCGCCACCTTCAATTAAACTTTTTGCAATGTTACCCATTGGTGTATCAAGAATTTTTGCTTTACCAATCCACTGTGTACCATCTTCACGAAGCCCTGTTACCATATGTGAAACACGGTCAAGATTGATTGTTGGAGTATCAGGATGCCCTAATTCACCAAAAGCACGATTCTTGTTAATGTACTCTTCTGTATAACGATCAACCTCTTTTTTCAAAGTGTTGTATTCGTATAATCTTTTATTTTTATTCTGTCTCTCTGCAACGAGGAAAGGGCCCTCAATGAATAGAGATTTTTTACCGTCTTTTTCTTCGGTTAAGATACTAACGGTTTCTGTAATTTCTTTAATAAGTTTCATCTTACCCCCAGTGAAGCCCTTCTTCTAAGAGACATTTTTCTTTTTCTAAGAATTGCACTTAACTTACCTTTTCTTTTAATTTTTGCCCTTCTTGCACCTAATTTTCGCTTACGTCTTTCAAGTGCAGACATTCTAACTAACCTACCACCTCTTATCGTATAACCAGGCACAGTAGAGAATTTTTTTCTTCTTTGTACTTTACCGCCTCTCACTCTAACTCTAACTACTTTTGTTCTACCAAATTTTTGTATGTTGCCCTCGTTTAATTCGAGCAACTTCCTTTCAAATAGTTTTTCTATTCTTTCTCTAATATGAGACATTATGGCTTCAGAGAATATGCACCGTAGTTAAATGCTGCTGGATCATTGAACTGACCACGCTGGTAATATGCATTATCTTTTCTGAGTTCTAAAATTATAGTATAACTAGAATTTGCTATTTGACCTCCAGTAACAATTCCAATATCACCATTATTATTTGCTCCAACGGAAGTATTTTTTACAGTTATCCAATTTCCTTCTCCATCATATTCACCATTTCCATGTAAAAAGAAAAGAGGAACACCACTATTTGCTGTTGCAAATAGTGTATTAGCCCAATACAGTTGGACGGTTCCCGATGTGCCATATGTATCATACCAAAGTCTATTTAAAGTTAGCCCATAATATGAAAGTGGAGTATTTGCTGATCCTCCATAAATATTTGCCACTGGAAAACCATTTGTTGCAAGGGCACCATAAAGGGTGTTGGCTTGAATTCTATAAACGTTATCTTCTTGTCCGGAACCATCAAAGGCTGCTGTTATTTTAATAACTGCATGCTGTGTGTCATCTTTTAAAACTTGATATGAATATTGGTTTGCCATTTTTATTCCTTGGAAAACTTAACTATAGTTTGAAAATGTTTTGCACTTGCCTCAAGCATGTCTGCCAATTTTTCTTTGTTAGTCTCATTGATTTTTTTATGCAAATTCATTATACTGTGTGCAACTTGTGGCGTTACTTCAGTTGTGGTGCCATCTAAATGTTCCACTACAACTGATTGATTTGTTTCTTTAACAATTTTAAGTTTATCAAATACTGTTTCTTCGGGCATAACAGTCATTATACCAGAATAAGGTATAGAAACGTATTTGTTTAATTTATCTATATAATATAGTGCGACTTTCTGCCCATTTGGAAACAGTCGAATAGACTTTCTTCTCATTACAAGCATAGCAGGCGGATCTTCTTCTGTATGAGTAGCTTCTCTACCTTCATACATCGGATAATTTGTTGCAACTAATGCCGCATTTGTTTTAAGTTTGTTCATAACTGGATCATGCTCACCCATCTCTTGCCCTTCTGAATGACGTTTTTGAACATCATTAAAAGTTGAAGCGACATGTGCAAGATATTCTGGATGATGAGCATGAAACATCACGTGTGCAGCATAATCTCCCAAATCAACTTTACCTCTTTTTTGTATATCAAGATGTTGATGCAATTCTGATGGAGACAATAAACCGTCCCCATCGGTATCAGGAGAACCGCCTTCTTGTATTTCTGTCCGTATAAAATCTTTTAGGCTTTTCATCTTATTGTTCTGTTGTCTCGTCCTGTTCTTCCTGTTCTTCCTGTTCTTCTTCGTCTGTATCATATTGTGTGATAAAGTTTTTTGCCATCTCTTGTTTTCTCTGTTGTAAAGCATCAAATACTCTATCATTTATTGCATTATAGAATGCAGCTCTCATTTCGGTTGGATTGTCCGAGAATGCACTGTCTACCATAGCTTGAATATTTTCGTTCGACATAATTTTCTCCAATAATATTAAATATTTATACCACTCTACTCAGCATACGCAAAGCAGGTGAATATGACTCTTTCAAAGATAAATCACCTTTAACTGGCCTATTGTCTGCTGTATCTCCTGACTCAGGGGATACATTTGAAACTGGTGTTGTCGTTGGAGCATTGTCAACTTTTGCTCCTGCTGTATCTGCCGCAAGTTCTGCTTGCCCTTGCTGTGCAATCTGCATCGGATCAATAATTAGACCGGCAGCCTTTTCCTCATCGATTTGATCACGCATCAGTTTAATATCTTCATCAGTCATGCGTAATACATTTCTCTGAATCCATTCCATAGAGTAATAACGCCCAACGTATGGATCAACTGAACCAAGAAGTGACAGACGTTCACGAACAAGTTCTGCCTCTTTCAGTTCTGCAAAATTGTTGTCTTTTAGGAAGTCATAATAAATGTTTTCTTTGAACTCATCAAATTCATCGGCTGTACAAATACCTTTGAGTACACACTGAACACGAAGAGCTTGATCAAAAACTTCTGCAAATTTTTGACGCTGACGGTCCACGAACTTAGAAAACTTAACTTCATCACGAGTAATTTCACCAACTCTTCCAAGGGAAAAACCTGTTTGATTCGGATCTAAACGTGAAATAGGAACATTAAGAGCTTTGTAAAGTTTCTTTTCGAAATATTTTACGTCCTCAAGTTCACCAAGATTTTGCCCACCAGGTAACGTTGTGATTTCTGTGCCCTTACCACCTTCACGGCGAGGCAACCAAAAGTCTTCCATCATCGATAAAAACTTGCGATCATCACGAACTTCACCTGTCTGTGCATCATAGACAAGTTTGTTTTTATATTTAACCATAATATCACGAAGATATTGTTCTGCCTTCAATTTAGGTAAATTGCCAACGTCGATATAGAAAATTCTTCGTTCTGGTGCTCTAGAAATTCTATAGATAACTGTTGCATCTTCAATCATACGTAACTGATTGAGTGGCTTGATTGCTTTATGAAGATAAGAAAGAACCACTGCACGCCGAGAATCCATCAGCCCAGAATTAATATTAATGATTGAATCTTTAGCTATTCGTACACCAACTGGACCGTAACTGGAAGATGTACCAGAAACTACTTTGTCGTTGTAAATATAATATTCGTTAACCGTTGAAACTACATCTGTTGCTGTTGTAGCATCCTTTTCTTTTTTAACTTCACGAACTTTTCGTATTTTTCTTGGGTCAATATAACGAAGCCCTTTAATACCTTCAGTTGGTGTTTTTTCGTCAATAATAATGTGATAAAATAAACGCCCGTCAATATAAAACCTACGGAAAATATCTGTAGCCATATTTTGATAATTTAAAAGGCGAAGAACTATTTTAAATTCTTCTTCAATTGCTTTTTTAATTTTCTCAGGCTGTTTTAAGTCGTCCATAATGACACGAATGGATTGCCCACTATCATTTTGTACAATTGCTTCATTGACAATATCATCAATAGCAGATTCAATTTCTGGCTGCATAGCCATTTCACGATAACGAGAAATTAATTCAACTTCGTTTTTTGCCGTCCCGTCTAGGTCAACATAAGTTCCATAATAAGCGGCAGCGGAAATAGTAAGAGCACCGTCCTCATTCGCTGGAACGGCAAACGTTTTTTCAGACTGTTGTTGTACTTCAGCCTTTTGTCTTGATATTTGAAAACCAAATAAATTCAGTGCCATTGATTTTTCCTATTCAAAGTAAACATAATTAAGGGGCATTAGCCCCTTATATCAAGAAGTTGTATCCGTTTCCCACCACTGATATGCCAGTGTGACTGAAAACTCTTCAATAGCATCATTAGACCCCCAATCTAAATCGATTGGTGAAAGATCAACAGGAAATGCGCCAACAAAATTATATGCTTTGATGATGTTACCACCTTTATCATATTGGTTTACTTTAGCATCAACTGAATAACCTGTTGGCGATAATGCTGTTCCAGTTCGAAGATTCGCAGCGTGAGAATTAATACCGTTCATCCAAGATTCAAAAGCTTTACGAACTTTAAAGTTCTCATCATTGATAATTGTAATCGTCCAATCTGCAAAATTTCTGTTACCAGCAAATTTCAGTTCACGCCCAAAGTAGAACAGAGGAACAGTGCCAAGTGATGAACCTGGTAACTGCGCGCTCTTACACAAGAATGTCAATGCTTGTGCTGAACTTGTGGCGTCGAGTGAAAATGTTGGAAAAGTCATATTGACTTGAAACAGATTTGGGCGAGCACCATCTCCTACGAGATT